GCTTGTATCTAATAGCATCATCCTCATCGTTTAAATTAAATTCTAAAATTGCTTTCATAGTATATCGTTTATTTTGTTTATGTAATTCTCGTCAGTAAAATAACCAAAGTCTTTTAACCATTGTAGGTACTCGTCATTAGTGCATAACTCAGGAGCATATTTATCTTGCCACTTTTTATAATATGCTACCGATTGCATCCAATGGTCAAAGGTAAGGTATCTATCTGAATAGAACCCAAAGATATTATTTTTATTTAAAGAACAGTTTTGGCATTTATACCAACCAGTTTCTAATACCGATTGAGCCGATACCACTTCAGGAAATTTCACATTTTGTGTAACGCAAATTGTATAAACATTCCCATAAGTGAGCATTGTTATACGGATTATTAAAGGGATAATCATAGTTTTTTAGTTTTAGTTTCGGTAATATCAATAAGAATTGATACTAACCGATAACAGTCAATAGGAATCATTAATAAGAATTAACGATACCTATTTTGATGTTAGCCGCAACCCTAAAAGAGCCGCTGCTGTGCCGAGAAGTTTTTAAAACGCTTTTCTTGCTTCTCGTAATATTCGGGGTCGATTTCAAACCCTGTAAAATCATATCCCAAGTCGTAGGCGGCAATCCTACTGCTTCCGCTCCCCAAGTGAGTATCTAAAATCAAATTGCCCTCACTCGCATAGTTCATAAGCAACCATTTATATAGTGCTGTTGGTTTTTGTGTTGGGTGTATTCGCTCCTCTTTATGTTTCATATTTTGCTGCCTCATTCCTGCCCATGTCCATTTAAAACGCCTTACTGCAGTCTTAAAACTTGTCCATGCTAATTCACAATCAGCAAAATCAGTTTCGCCATTATCTTTATCCCATACAATCCAACAACTACTATCAACAGGTAATCGGCTTATAAAATGGTTTGCACCCCAAATAATTTGATTTTTAGATACCCTCCGCAATTCGTTAAAATAGATTATTTCGGGAGCTGTTTTATCCCAATCTTTTTTTGTATAATCTATTTTACGAGCCACACCACCGCCTTTTCCTTGGCTTTGATTATTTATATCAATTCCGTATGGTGGGTCAACTATTGCCAAATCAAAGTGGTTATCAGCAAAGCGTTTTAAACCTTGCACACAGTCCTCCAAATAAACAATAGACGAAGGGCAGCGGCTAACATCGGCTATAACCAATGGCGGCTGCGTGGGTGTTTGTAAGTTATTTGCTTCGTTCATTCTGTATCTTATTTTGATAGTTTTGTACTCGTATTCCGCCACTGGTCATAGCCGCAGCCGTTATGCGGTCATGCTACCACGACCATCGTTCAACATCAATAGACGGTTTCCATTTAAGCGAAATAAGGTTAAGCCGTTTTAGTTTTTCAAATGTATCTTTTCGGACACTTTCAATATCACCGCTTTTATGAACCAGTGTATAATGATATTGTTCTTTTTCCCAATCAACCTGTATTTCTGCTTCCCAATTTTTAAGACAAGCATAAACGGCTTTTTGTGTGTTCGACAAAGCACGAACCGCTAACAAGCGGTTAGCGTCATTGCCGTTTTCGTGGTTTGTTAAAGTTTTGTGTTCCATATCAAATTTTGTTTTTAAGTTAAAATTTTGTGTTCCAAAATCGGCAACGACCGCCAACCGCCCCACCGTTATATCTTAAACAATCTTTTATTCTCCATAGCCTGGCAATATTCAATATCGGTAACAGTAAACTCGATAGGCACACCCTCAGTATTAAACTGTCTATACAAATAATAATCCTCTTTATCCCCATTTTTAAATGTTACTCCAAAACCATAGCATCTAAATTTCTTACCGCTTAAATTCTCTACCGTATCGTTTATTACTGGTTTAAATGATAATCGTTGATTTTCAAATAATGTTAGCATAAGTTATCTTTTAAGTGTTTGTTTTCTGTTTCTAATTTATCTAATTCATTTTGCAATACTAATACTTTGTTTTTGAAATCAAAGTACATACTCATATACTTAGATTCTTTTTTTATTAACTCATCTATTGTTAATTGACTATCTGAAAGTAAACCAATCAATTTAAAAGCAAACTCTTTACGCTCTTCGCTTATGCCTTCTTTTTCAGTTGACGAATAAAGGTAAGTTGACATTGCTAATATACGAGCCTTTAATTTTAATATATTAATCTCTTCCATTAAAAAGGGTTTTCATTAATTACTGAATCGAATCCTACATTCATAGGCATCTGAGGTACTACTTTATTATCTAGCATATACTTTCTTACTCCATTTATTTCCTCGTAGTATCTATTCTTTTTCCAATCCCAATTAATTACTGCATTACCTAACCTACCGCTACCTTTAGGTTTTGCTTTTTGATTAAAAATAATAGTTTTATTTTTTCCATAAGGTTGCCCTGTTTCATCGCATAGCCACTCAGGAGGAACGTAAACAAGTAGCATAGTCATTGCCCTTCTGCTCACTACCTGACCTCCTGCCCACTCGGTTTTCAAAGCTGAACGTACATACCAATTACTTGTATTTTCATCTTTAATTGGCTTTACATCGCCTACGTGAAAAACAACTATATCTAATCTATTTGACTTCTCAGATACTTTACGAATATATTTTAAATCCTCTTCGAGCCAAATATGAGTACCGCCATGTTCACCTGACTGATTTTTTACATCGTTGAAAGGGTCTAATATAGTACCTTCAAACTTTATCCCTAGTTCTTTCTCTGCTCGTTCTACTTCATCGTAAAATGATTTAACGGTAAGGTCATCTATTTGCAAAAAAATAAAGTGTTGCTCAATGAATTGATGAGCATATACCAACTCTGATTCAGTCATTGCAAACTCACCAAAATAAGGCTTACCGATATACTTCTGACAAATCTCAGCTATTGATATTTCGGTTAATCCCGCTTCGCCTAAGTAAACTGCAAACTTAAAACCATGTAACTTAGCACATGATACTGCTAATTCAAGTGTAAACTCAGATTTACCATGATGAACTGCTCCGCCAACAAATAAAGGATAACCACGCACTATTCGGTAGATTTCATCTAGTGTGGATAGTCCAGTTGTAAGGGTTTTAAAGTATTCCCCTTTTTCCCTGAATCTATTCAGTTGCTTTTGTTTATCCTTTATCGTTACTATCATTTTATTTTTGTTTATTTCAAAGTTATAAATATTTAATCTTAATATCTAAGACTAACTTTTTCACGTCTACGATAGTTATATATTTCTTCAATTAAAGAAATATATTGGGTTGTAGTTGCACAATCAACAAGTGCAGTAGGTTGACACTTTAATTTCTGCAAAAATTCAGTAAATTCAAAATTAGTATTTTTAAATAATTGTAACATTGCGTAAATAAAACTTCTTCTTTTTGTGCCTGTATAATAAGGCTCAATTAAAAGTATTTTTTCAATGGTATTACACGCACTATTATAATTTTTTATTTTAAAAGTTCCATTATAAAATATGTCAACTTGGCTTTTCGTATGCATTCCTGTTAATATAGTCATACATTCATTATGACCTATACCGTATGTTTCTTTAAAATCACGATATTTAATATAATCTTCGTTACCTAAATTACAATAGCCAGTTAAATAATCGTCAGCATTCCAAGTCTTAGAATTTTGATTTAAAACGTGAACTTCATTTAATCCATAACCATTACAAACAATGTAATGAAGTGGTAATTTTAATTCTTTAATTACATCAAACCTGTGTTGTCCATCGATTATTTCATAATTTTCATTTACAATTATTATCGTAAATAAATAATTATCTGACATTGATTTTTTTAACCTGTTGATGTGTAACAAGTTTTTGTTTCTATTGCCATCTATTGACTTAAATAGATAGTAATCTGTTGTTGTGTGAACTTGGCTACTGTGCTTTACCATTGGTTCTGTTTTTAAATTATTCATTTTATTTTTATGGGTTTTATAACTCCGCCCAGAAGTTTTATCTTAATTTTTTATTTTATCTCATTAATGAAAATTGGTTATTAATACTAATCGTTGGTTTTTTAACATCGAACTTTATTTTACCTGCCTTTTCATCTCTACTAGCCCAAGTCCTAGCCGTAGCAACCCAATCTATTTTTTTATTCCCTTCATTTGACCAAGTGTTTAAAGCATCGTGATAATATTTAACTTTTTCATTATTCCAATCTTTAAACTGTTCTTTAAATTTAATAATATCGAATATTGAAGAATCCTTAAAAAATATTTTTTTAGGCTTTATATCTATTCTTATATTATCTTCTATTATCTTATGCTTCTGTTTCGCTTCAATTTCGCTTTCATTTCGCTTCGATTTCGTTTTACTTCCGTTTAGTTTCTTTGTTTCCCATACTCCCATATTTTCTAATAATACTAAACTAAAGAAATGATTTTCATCTGTTTGTAATAAATCTAAACGTACACAATCATTAAACCAATTAATAAATTTAGCTTCATCTTTACATCCAATTAAGTCAGCTAATAATCGTAAACTTTCATCATCTAACTCAAATTTATATCCCGATTGATCTCGTAATATTTCTATTACATCCCAGTAAATTCCTTTACCCCAATGTCCGTAAATAAATGCCATTTTACGCATCCTTGTTCCACGACCAGCAGTTGAGTCGTGTTTGAACCAATAACTATCTTTAGCCATAAATATAAAAACCCTCTCTCAAGCATAGCGCACCGACCAAGATTCGCATCTGCCCAAAAGAGGGAACATGAATAATTAATATTTTAGATTTCATTTGGTCGATGTATTTGAATTGCAATGTTAAGTATAATTATTTAATCTACAAAATTTATTTTTTATTATTTTCAAATTCTTTTCTGAGATGTGCAATTTTCTGAGTATTCGCCTGTATGAACTGGTCGATGTTATTCTGATAGCCTTTAAGTCTATTGTACATTACCTCACTATCTACCTCATTAACCCTATATTCTTTTGATTTAACAATGCTCTCAGCTTGTAACCTACTTACCCCACCTTCGCCAGTTACAACGTAATTAGCCTCAAATTCTTTACGAAGGTTGTAACAATCTAAACTTGTCCTATAACAGTCATTAACATATTCGCCTAGATAAAATGAATACCCCGCCATTCTTAGATTATAACCTATTAGCTTGTCAATATCATTCGTCTTATTAGAATCAATAATTATTTTTTTTATCTCAGGTATTATAGAATCTAATTTCATTCGCTAAATTTTTCGTGGTAATAATCGAAGGCATATTGTAACATACTATTAGTAAGTTCAGACTGGTGTATCATTGATAGTGAATTAATGCTAATAGATTTACCTGACCTATCATAGATATACGCCTCTAGTAATTCTTTAAGGTCTCTAGTAGTACATTCCCTTTTTTTATAATCGTAGAATATTTGGTAGAATCTATCTTTGTTCATTTACTTTTAATTCAATAAGTTTTTTATATTCCTTTTTAGCCAATTCCTTTTGATAAGTAGTTAATTCATATCCATAGACGAGGCAAGTAAGATTAGGGTATTCTAGTTCGCCATCAGTAACTTTTTCTTTTGTAGGTTTCAGTATTTTTTCTTCGAGGAAATCAAAATAAGAAATACTAGGAAATTTTTTACTTGTATTTTTTTTTACTAAATTCTCGTATTCCTTTCTTAACTTCTCTTTACTTACCTTTGCCAAGTTAACCCATCCCTTAACTCAATTATGAGTGAGTGCCTCAATCTCTCGTCTATCGAGGCACATTCAATCATTCCCTCAATCATAGATTCAAACCATACACCGATTAACTCAGGCTTAGGAGAATCGTCTAATAGTTCATCAATCCATTCCATCTACTGGCTCATTAGTTCTAGTGAAGGCATCTGCCTCGTCTTCTCCAAATACTCCAAGTTGATAGAAACCTACCATTTTTAATACGCAACGTGACAAGGCTCTTTTTTCTGCCATTGAAACGATGTACTTATTTTTACAATTTTCAGGGGATGCTTCGCCATAGGTTTCAATTTGTAAATCGTATTGAATACCTTTTTCAGTTACTAGCTTTTTCGTGCCAGTAGCTTTGATAACTACAAAATCTTTAGCTAACATCTCAGAAGTAAAAGAAATCTCAATTTTATTTTTGTACTGAATTTTCTCAATTCCTGATCGTGTAATAATTACGTAACCCTGTGGCGATTTAAATACGTCTTCTTTTTCTAAACCATTCTCTAGGAATAGTTTTTTTAGTGTTTCTCTTTTGTCCATTGTGTTTTGTTTTTAGTTGTTATTAAAAATGATGATATTCTAATAATTCAGGTATCTTAGTTATATCCCAAATTGCTTTTTCTTCATTTAGGCTATCATAGTATTTTCTAGCTTCTGATAATTTATTAAATATTTTTATTTCTTTTGATTTTACTTCAAATTTTCCATTTTCATTTGAATAATAATAACCTTGACCTCCGTAATATTTTAATTTTTTCATTGTGTTTTGTTTTTAGTTAGATATACGTGAGGGATTCGAACCCTCATTGCATTTAAATGCTACGCTCCCAATTACGCCAACGTATATTTATAATCATTCTAAAAAGGTAAATCTCCAAAGTCTTCTGTAACTACTTGTTTCTTTACTTCCTCGGTATATGCACCCGCCTTAGTTTCATCCTTTTTAAATGGAGGAGAAATTTTTATTGACTGAAACTTACCTTTATTCCATATCGCAATATCAAATAATTTACCTGCTACATTAACCTGACCTTTGAAGTCAGGTTGGTTGTCGCTTGTTTTCTTTTGATTCGGGAAAATGCTCCCTGAATTTACTTTGTGTTCGTAGCTCATAATGTAATTAATTAAAGTGTTTGTGAAAAAATAACCTCTTGTTTTGGATAACCCTTTTGCTCGTGATTTTCGATTAGGAACTTCATATAATCATAAGCCTCTTGCTCCTCTGAGAATAGCTTGTGATAATTAGTTAATCCATTTGAATCGGTAGTGTAGATAGAATAGTAAGTAGTACCG